CGCCTCGACCATCGCAGCGGTGACCGCCGGCATTGGTCTTATAATGGCCAAGGACGCCGAGAAGACTCCTGTCGTTCCTCCGGTTTGAACTGGATCTATCAACTCGTGAAGGCTCTCTTGGATTTCCTCCGAGAGACGCCTGCACCAAAAGTAGAAGATGGAAATGCGCCAAAGCCTCTCAAGAACGATCTGGCTGCTCGTGTTGCCAATCTGCCTGGGCTGCCAGCAGACGAAGGTGGTCCTGGTGCCAAGCGGTGATCCGGTGATGCTGGCCGAGCCGGTGAAGGCCAGCGTCTATGCTTTCGATGCCGACAAGAAGCTGGTCGGGCCATCCCGGGTAACCCTCCCGGCCGGCTGGTACGTCCTACCCAAGAAATAAAACTATGGCCCAGCAAACGATCAACATCGGCACCATCGCCAACGACAACACCGGGGATACCCTCCGCGGCGCCGGCGAGAAGATAAACGACAACTTCGACGAGCTATATGCCGCCCTGCCGTTGGTTACACCGACGACCTGGGTGCCGACTCTCATCGACTCCGGCGGTGGCCGCACCTTCAGCATCACCACCAACACCGCCCGACACACTACCATCGGATGCGTGACCACATTTACTGCGGACGTCACCGTCAACTCGGTGAGCGGATCCGCCACGGGCAACCTCCGGCTGTCGCTGCCCGACCCCGTCACCTACGAGGCCGCCGCCGCGGTGTGGCTGACCAACGGAACCAACCAGGCCAAGACTGCAATCATCGCCAGGCTAATCGCCGGCACCAGCTACCTCGAGCTGTCGCATTTCGAGACAGGAGACGCCGATAGCCTAGCCCCCCATCTCCAGGCCACCAGCCGGCTCATAGTCTCCGGCACCTACTTCACTACCTGATGACCACCATCGGCTCGAGTCTCCAGCAGGGCATGGCGGTGCTCCAGCAGATGCTAGGGGCGCCGATGTTCATCTGGCAGGGGACGTCGATCCGGTGCATCCCGGCAGCGGTCAACGACGCCAACGTACCCATCTCCGGTGGCTTTCAAGACAATGTGAGCTCGAGGATCCTGGTCATGTTCAGCGACTGGAAGACCTGCGATTCGACGCTGGTCTCGATGGACTCGACACTCTACACGCTCGACCAGGGCACGACCTTTTCCCGGCTACTCAAGGAGGACGGCCTATTCATCCTCCAGGAGAACAGCGACCGCATCGCCCTGACCTTCTGCAAGCCTCGTCCGGTGGTCGGTAGGACGCTGGTCTACCAAGGCCGGACCCTCCGCATTCTGTCCTGCCGTGTGGATGCCTCCGGCGCCTACTACAACCTGGAACTGGGGGCGAAGACCAAGTGAGGCCTGTCGTCAACATGACGGTCGACTCGAGCAAGTTCGACGCTGCCATGAAGCAGTATCTGTTGAGCACCTCGCGCGATCTTCACAAGGCGATCAACAGCAGATTCTTTTACCTGATGGTCCGGCTGTTCGTCCTGGTGCCGCCCAAGAGCCCGGGCCAGGAGCGCCGCAGGATCGCCGACTACCTGGGGACGCCTGTCGGTGACATCAACCGCAAGAGCAAGAAGACCGGCAAGCGGATCGGTAAATCCCGAATCCTTCGCCGGGTGCACCTCATAGCTCAGTCGAAAGAAGCCAAGGGCGGTCGCCGCGGCCTCTATGGCGAAGAGATGAAGGCAGCAGCCTCGGCCCTGATGCGGAAGGCCATCGGGTCCGTCGGCTACCTCAGAAGCGGTGTGGTGAAGATGATCCGAGTCTACAACAAGGGATTCAGCCAGTTTCAGAGCGCCAAGTGGAAACCGCTGTCGAAGCCTCCCGGCTACAAGGCGCCGAAGCAGACCAACGCCGCCCTGGTCTCACTTGCTAACCAGTACGGCCTCCCCCAGGAGAACGTCGCCACGCACAAGGGCACCAAGGCCCGAGGCTATCAGGCTGTCCCAGGATTCAATCCAACGGCCTCGGTGGTAATGACTGCCGGTGTGGCCGACAATCAATACAACCGGGTTTCGCAAATCTATAACCAGGCCATGCAGAAGGCTTTCGACGACGAGACGACAGAGATGGTCAACCATATGACCGAGGCCCTCCTGGCTAACGGCAAGGTTCTCGAAGACAACGGAATCTCAATCAAATGAACGCCGTCGCCCTAAGAGCAGAGCTTGCAGTCGCAGACTATCTGGCGGCCGCCAACTGGTCGGCCTCCGGCGCCGGCACACCCACCTGCCTGACGTCCTACAGCCGCGGCCTCTACGACGATCCAGACGACCAGGACGTCATGCCCAACTTCCCGCGCCTGGTTGTCTCGACCAACTCGGCCAAGCCAATGCAGCGCACCGACCTAACCTGTGAGGTCGAGATCGCTGTCGAGCTTCAGCTATCGGCCGACGACACCGACGAGGCTGCTGTGCTGACCACCGTCCAGGTGCTCGACAACCTGATCCTGCCGCTCTTCGACGACACCGGGGCCTCTGCCCTCGATGCCGCAGCAAACGACGCCAGCGGCCCTTTTACGGCGCAATTCGCCGCACCTCTGGACTTTGGTGCATCCTCAATCTCTAATCGGTCCAGGACGTTCACCAGGACATTCACCCTCTACTGTTCCGCAACACTCTAACCACCCACACGCATGGCTAATTCACAAGGACTCGCATACCAATTCGGTTCACCGGCTTCGGTGACGATGTTCGACACAGACAACTCAACCGCAGTTTTCACCGCCCTGGCGTCGATTGAGAGTTACGACCTGACTCACGAAGCCGACACTGAGGAGATTCGCAACAGCGGTGGAGAAGTGGTGGGTCACATCGGCTACAACGAACGAGTGACCCTGAACCTGAACATGATTCCCTCGGGCGCCAATGCAGCCGCCGCCCTGGCCTTCTGTTCACTGGCTCCGGTCAACGGAACCGTGGGAATTACCGGCGCTCCAGTGATTAAGATGATGGGCACAGCCGACATCCTAAACACGGGACGGTTCATCTATGCCGGCGGTGGCTCGGTTAAAATGACTCAGAGCGGCAAGGCTATGGTCTCGATCACTGTGAAGAAATTCAAGAACCTGACCACCGCTGCCGCTGTCGCCCTGAACGTGTGAGCAGCCTGGCCGCCATTCTAAGCGCTACAGCCAAGCCCTGTCCGATGGTGATCGGGCTGCGCATGGTGCCCTTTACTGTCGGCCATGCCATCCTGCTGCATCGCCTGGGATCGCCCTTCGTCACCGGAGGCCGGGCCACCGCTAACGACCTGGTCGAGGCTGTTATCGTGTGCAGCCAATCTGCCGAGGAGTCGGTCAAGACCATGGCCTCGGTGTTTCGGTGGGTGCCGCTCCGGCTGATGCGCAAGAAGGTCAGCAAGTCCGACCTGGTCAAGGAATGCCAAATCCTCCAGGAGTGGATTGGAGACAAATCCGACTGCCCAGAAGTTCTACGGCAGCCGGGTGCAGGATCTAGGGAGGCGGCCATGCCCTGGCCCGAAAGGCTGCTGGTTGGCCTGATCGACATTGGATTCACCGAGGAGACGGTCCTAAATATGCCGGTGACCGATGCCGAAAGGTTCTTCCTGACCAACGCCGAAATGCACGGTCAGGTCGAACTGTGGAACGATAAGAACGATGCCCTCTGGCGCTATGCTCAAGAACATCAGACGCTAAGGAACTAACAAATGGCCATTTTCTCACTTATTGCAAAGCTCGGCCTCGACGGTTCGGCCTACGAAAGCGGCCTTAAACGAGCCTCGAGCGTCACCGACAAGTTCCGGTCATCCGTTGGGATGCAGTTGGGCGCTGCACTGTCTGTTGCTGCCATTGGCGCCTTTGCCTCGAAAGTGGTCGAGACAGTCGACGCCATTGGAGACCTTTCCGAGCAGCTCAACATCAGCACTGACGACGTCCAGCGCCTCCAGGTGCTGGCAGGCCAAACGGGTGTTTCCTTCGAGGCCATGGCCAAGTCAATCACAGCAGTCGGCCAGGAGCGTCTCAAGGCTATTGAGGAAGGAGGCAAAGCCCGGGAATACTTCAGAGCACTTGGCTTTTCAGTCGCTGAACTTAACGACAAGAGCATCTCGAACATCGACCTGATCTCAAGAATGGGTCAGGCCCACAAGGATGCAGGCAGCAGTGCTCAGACACAGGCGGCTATGATTGCGATCCTCGGCGAGAAGGCATTCAAGGCCGCGGGTGCAATAGCCAAGATCAAGGAGATCGGTCCGATCAATCTGATCTCAAAAGAGCAGATTGATTCTATTGGAAAATTGGCTGATCGAGTCGACGAGATAAAGCGGACCATCATTCTGTCAGCAGTTCCTGAGATCAACTTCTTTGCAGACGCAGTTGAGCGTGCCGCTAAAGATGCTGAGACAATGGAAGACGGATTACTTGGCTTCTTTCAAACACTGGGAGGCAAGGGATCAATTCTAAAAGCCAGCTTTCAAGAAGCGTTTGCATCACCTGAGGACGTTAACAGAAGTTTCGAGGCATTACCGATCCAACGCGGCGCCATTGGCACGATAGACAGCAGAGTTAAACGCGAGACCTCAATGTTCTCAACGGAAGCGCCTCCTGGATGGGTTAACACCCTGGTGGGTCAAATCAAGATCCAGACCAACGAGACGCGTGCAATCCGAGTAAACACCGGCAGAACAGCTCAGGCTGTTGAATAACATGGCAACACTCCAAGGAACACCAATTCCATCGCCGTTTGCCTACGATTACATCGAGGTCAGCCGCGCCTACGACAACAACGGCAACGGCCGGGTGGTCCAGCTAACGTTCCGCGGAGACAAGGACACCCTCCGGATCGCATCGGCCCAATGGGTGGCCCTGGGCGCCAAGTACAGCATCCGCGAGGACGGCCCCTATTCCGAGGCCACCGTCACAATCGGCGGCAACTCCTACGACCCCAGCCTTGAAATACAAGATCAGTCGGCCCCGTTACCTGGAGAAATAGCAGACATCCGCTACGAGTTCCGCACCGATTACCTCGATGTGTCGGTGTTTGCTCTGCCGGCAGTCGACAAGGAGGCTAACTCGACAGGGAATCCAAACCTCTACAAGTTCGTCATTGAGACAGCAGCTAAAAACGGTGAGGTTTTATCTCAGAGAGATACTAACCTCGCAGATCCAGCTCGTTATCCGATGGCCAACAAAGTCTGGCAGATGCTCTACCGAGGCCAGGACACCTTCCCGATTGCTCGAGTCAGTCTGACCAGGATAGCCACTTTTTCCGGCAACCTAGGCCTGCCTCAAATTCCTAACGGAATACCGCCTGTCTACACGGTCGAATCGTTTGCTCAGAATTGGAATCTGCCACTATCTGTGCAACAAATGCTTCCCAAAATTCCCAAAGATCAAGCCACCGGGGCAGTCTTAGCACCCTTCGGCACAGTCTGGGGCTGGAAACAGACAAACTACTCGACCAGCCTGATAACCAAAACAAACCAGGTCGAGCAGGTCATCGCCTGGACTTTCGCACCTTACGACACACTCATTTACCCGTTCTTCTGAGTAACCTTTAAAAAACACACACTATGGCAGACGAAATCCAAATGACGGCCCGGTTGTACGCCTCTAAAAACGGCGCTTACCTACCCTCGGTCACCTACACTAAGAGCGCCACCATGGTCGGCACCGACATGGGCAGCCAGACTCAGGCCATCGGAACCGCATCTTCTGAGACCCTAGACGTTCCTGTCGACGTGACCAGCCCCTACAAGGTGCTAATCTCCAACCTAGACTCGACCAACTACGTCGAGCTGTCGTTCACCTCTGGCTTCGCCGCGGGTGCCGGCACGATGCGCTTACCAGCAGGCGAGACCATGCTGATCCCGTACATCAACACGAACCTCTACCTGATTGCCAACACCTCCGCGGTGACCATCCAGGCCACCTTCTGCGAGATTTAACGCACCAACCCTATGGCAAACGAGGTCGAGATGTCCGCGCGGCTTTACGCCTCCAAGGGCGGCGCCGTAATCAACTCACTGTCCTACAGCGCTATTGCCAACATGACCGGCACCGACATGGGGCAGCAGACCCAGGTGGTCGGTACAAGCGACGAGGTTCTGGACCTCACCGCTGATCTGTCTACACCCTATCGCCTCCTGGTGGTCAACCTAGACCTAGTCAACCCGGTGTCTATCGGGCCTTCCTCACCGTACTCGTTCCAGATCCCAGCCGGGCAGTTCATCCTGATCCCGTGGGTCGACGCTACGATGTACGTCAAAGCCAGCAACAGCTCCGTAAAGATCTTTGCCCAGTTCTGCGAGATCTAACCAGCCATGGCCATCCAACTGCCCTCCAAACTGGCCGAGACCGGCCTTAAGGCAGATCATGCCCGGGCCATTAACCAGCTCATCGAGGCCGTTCGACGGGTGCAGCTTGTCGCCGGGCCTGGCCAACGGGTCGAGCAGAACGCTAACGGCACGACCCTAAAGACCCCGGTGATGTCGACGACGGTGCAGACCTCCGAGGAGTCCTGGTTCTACTGACCCATGCCCTACGCTACCGACAGGAAAGACAAGATGTTCACGGCCTACAACCTGAACGTCCTGTACAGCCGGTTCGACGCGAAATGTCGGGCAGCGTTGAATGAGATGGGGCCGCTGTGGGCGCAATCGAGATTCCAGCCTTTTGATAACTGGTCAGCGCCGTTCCCTTACGGCGTCTGGTATGTCTACAGGAACGATCCTGAGACGGCTATGCGCCTGCATGACGATGGGGGCGTGCCTAACCCTTCAATCCCTGGAATCGGGTACTACCGAGACGAGCACAACCAGGTGGCCACCCAGATCGAGCTGTCCAAACTAGAGAACAAGCACCTCGATGTGGCCGGCGGCCAGGTGTACGTCGACCATCACAGCACCGTAGGAGATCCGTTTACCTGCAAAGTCGAAAAAATCCACTACAGCTTCGAGCTACTTCGCCGTGAGGTGGCCGGCATCCAGTACGATGTGCACCTCGGCTGGGATCCTCAGGCCGGCTCAGGCCTGACGTCCTATGTCCGCGGCAGCCTCGGGCCTTCCGACCCCACACTGCCTCCTGGTCGGATCCACAAGCACAAGCTGGCTGTCGCCGAGATCGCTATCGAGGGCCTCGAGGTCTTCCGCATCCTCAACACCTACCAGCGTTACGACTGCTGGAGGGTGCACAACTGCGGCACCACCACCGTGCAGGTGTTGCTCCAGCTACCCGATGGCAACGCCGACAGGGAGTTCGTAGGCCCAGGGCAGGTCCGAGCCTTCCGACGCCGCCAGGACGGCACCTGGGCCACGCGCTGGCCTAACGGTGGCTTCTGTTACCATTTCTTCCCGTACTTCCCTGGGGACGTGCCGTATTTCGCCGAGGGACCGCCGAGCTGGCAGATACCCAACACCTCGCCGTTCCTGGCGCTGGAACGGTCGGCCCAGGCCAACAACGTCGCCAACCCGTTCATCATGTTCGACTGGCTCCACACGATGGGCGCCCAGATCGATCCTACGGTGCAGCACGACATCCGGCAGGTGTACCCACAGACCTACGCCGATCCCGGGGACTTTAGGCAGCAGCTCGGCGACCTGGTGTTCACCTGGGGACGTGCACAGGTCAGATACACCATCGACCCAAATGGCACCAATCCGACCTATGAGGATCGCGAAGTCAACTTCCCGGGTGTTGGGAGCTTAGTCCAAAGGCTGGAGGCGCTTGGAATTACTGTCGTCCAAAACCCGACCAGCATCACCCTCACCAGCCGCCGCGGTTACTTCCAAATCACACCCATCGACTGCAACATCTTCAACAACGGAGAGAGTCCAGTCTGGGAGATTAGCACGACACCGATAACAATTTCGACGGTCTACCCTCCATCCAGCGGCACGAGCTCATTCTGGTCTGCCGGCAATGAGGCAACGATCTTTGACAAGGCGCTGGATGTGCGCCGAAAGCTGGCTGTTGAAGCTGGATTCCTTGCCAACTACGACGACGTCCACGACATCACCGAGGATCGGGTCGGCCTACTCAGGCTTACGCCCCAGGGGCTGGCCTGTAGCGTAGGAAGCCCGATAGGCATCGACGGCAATCTGCTGATCGATTACGAGGCCTACGCGACGTCTACACAGCTTTACGTCAAAAGCCGAAATGCAGGCTATGGCGTCGGTGCATGGACCGACTTCTATTTTGAATCCAAAACCGACACGGTCCTGATTGCTCCATCGAGAAATTCAGGAGCAACATCTCCTGGGATACCGTGGCAGAATATGTTCCCCACCAAGATCGGGGACTCGATTCCAACCTCGTCGACAATCTTTCAAGGGGCCATCAATGCGGCCTACATCCCACCAGGAGGGCCTTGGGGATTCAGCTCAGGCAACTACGACAACGAGCTGATGCGAGCCACCTATGGCGACCCTGACTATCAATCAAACGGTGGCTACGAGGCCGACTTCTGGGTCAACAAATGGGGAGGGCCAAACGGTGTGGATGCCTCGGTTCGGATCCTGGGCAGTCCAAACAAAACTCCGAAGTTCGCCGTCAAACCCGACGGGCCTAATTCCTCATTTGTCACCGTGGTTAAGGTCGCCGTCGACGACGTGTTCAAAGATCGACGAAATGCCCGGTTTGCTTCGACACTTCCGCTTTCAATGGCTTCGCCGGTCAATGCAAACGCTGATTATCTGACGTCGATCAAGTTTGACTGGGAAGGTAACACCTACATTTTCGCGATACCCTATGTCGCCCGTAACCTTTTAAACGGCGGACCAGGCTGCGGCCCATTCTTCCACAAGATCCCGAAGAGCGCCTGGCTGTGGAACCTGCTGCAGTGGCGCCTCGACTCATGGACCGAGTCAATCTGCCTTTGCACCCAGAACCTCGCCCCGGGCCTGCCTGGATTCTTTGGCACAGGCTACGAGCCCGACTTCGGCCTCGATGCCTGGTATCTCGACGCGGCCGGCTACGATCTTCTAAGCGGCAACGGCGTACAATGCTTCCGCGGCGAGGACAGCTTCTCGACCGAGTATTTTTTTGTGCCGCCACAGAACATCCAGACCTGGTGCCGGAAGTTCGGCTTCACCTCGGGCAACTGGCAGACCGAGAACGGCCAGCCGACCGAGTTTCCAGCGGTGGCAGCCACCCGAGTAAAAGACTACCGGAGCTACTCTGAAAGAGAGACCCAGAAGGTCATCTCCTACTTCGACGCAACGGCCAACGCTCAGGAATACATGACCCTGAGCTTCGTTGATCTTAAGGGAATTTGACCCCTGTTTGACCCCTGCAAACATTGGGTTTTCTATCAAATCTACAGAATAAAGTAAATTGCTGTAGACTCATGTCCTTGTCCTGTGGCAGCTTGACTTCCGTCGGGGCAATCAAGTTTGAAGGAAAAAGGAAACAACATGAGCAAAGCAGCAAATTTCACATTTCAGAAGGACGAGCAGAAGTTTGAGCTGCTGGCTCCTTACTTGGCCTCACAAAAGGAAGTCATCGCCGGATGGGGCGTACTAAACATTGCCCAGTGCGCCCAGCAGGACGGTCTACGTGAAAACCCGCCGTGCTGGACCGTTGGTTACCTTGAGCAGTATTTCGCCGGCTGCATCGGCGACACCGGTTCCCGGGAGCTTGAGGAAAGCTGCAAGGCCATCTGGGACGCTGCCCTTTGATTTAGCCCCGGGTGGGGCTAATACCACCCCCAGGGGCGCGACTGGTCAACGCGCACAACTCTCCAAACCATGACCACTCTCTCCAACCTAATCTCGGCCCTGATCATCGTAGAGTCCTCGGGCAACGATCTTGCCATTGGCGACAACGGACGCGCCCTTGGGCCATTACAGATCCACCGCGGTGTGGTGCAGGATGTGAACCGATTCACTGGGTCGAACTACCAGTGGCAGCAGATGACCAACCGGGCACAGGCTAGGGCGGTGTGCGAGGCCTACCTCCGCCACTACGGCAATGGCTGCACTACCGAGCAGTTAGCCCGTAAGTGGAACGGAGGCGGTCCCAGGGGCGAGAAGAAGCAGGCCACCGAGGCCTATTGGAACAAAGTCCGCAAGCATCTGTAATGAAACCAAAGACCATCAAC